TTAAGCTTATTCCTTGAGTAAGCTTAGCGAGTCTATTTAGATTCAGATATATGCAGTGCAGGACAAAGCAAATACACGCGTTAAACTTATTTTCGAGTGAGTTTAGCGAGTCTATTTTTAGATTCAAATGTAGTGCATTGCAGTGCATCGCATAGCAGTGCAGCGGATTGCAAATATACGCGTTAAATTCATTCTTCGAGTGAGTTTAGCGAGTCTATTTTTAGATTCAACTGTAGTGCAGAGCATTGCATAGCAGAGCAGTGCATGGCAGGGCAGCGGATTGCAAATACACGCGTTAAGCTTATTCCTTGAGTGAGCTTAGCGGGCAATATTTGACCCAAACTCCAACCTAAATCCAGGTTGAATTTAATCTTGAGAGACCAAAAAATGGCTATAAAAACAGCGAACATCCAGATCACAGGGGTATCACCGCTTATCATCAAAAACCCACAAACGGTTGACCGGTTCAATAAGTTCTCGCGGAGAATGTCTGAAATTAATGCGAAGAAAACTCGTAGAACTGATGAGGATTACCTAGAGTTAGCGGATTTAGAAGTTCAGAGCGCTCTTTATTGGGATGACGAATTAGGAGTCTATATTCCTGCCCGCTGGATAATGGCGGCAATCTGCAAGGTGTCTAATAAAGTTGCGAAAATACCGAAAGCTGACATAAGAGCGTCAGTCTTCCCGATTCAGGATAAAACCTCTCTCAAGTACAAGAATTCAGCCCAGGTAAAATCACCCGATGATATTGTCGGTAATGATTTCTTTAGACATAAGATGATATTACCGCAAGGCCAGGTGCGTATTGCGAAAACGATGCCTATTTTTCACGAATGGGAATTTTCTTTCGATTTAGAATTCGATGCCAGTCTGATGGATAAACAAGATTTAACCAGGATTATAGAGTTCGCAGCGATTCGCGGTGGCTTCGGTGATTTCAGACCGACATTCGGCAGAGGTACAGCGGTGATTACTCATGGATAAATACACAAAGAACAGAGGCGAGGACTTATTCGGATACTTGAACTCGCAAGGGTCGCTTGAGTTTGGCGCTGTCTTCAAGGGCAGTGAAGTGAGAAAGTTTCTGGAAATCGAATACCCTATTGTGGGTACTCGGGACGACTTTAGCAGGGTGGCTCTTTTTGAGTTAAACGCCATTGAATATTGTAGAAGCACTTTACTCGAAGAGGGTAAGTACTTGTCTGGATTTAAGGGCGATTATCGCGTGTTATTGCCGTCTGAAAATGCGAGTCAGTGTGATCGGTTTCTGAAGTCTGCGATGAGAAAGCTTAAAAGATCGGCGAGGTTATCCACTAACACCCCTGTGGGAGACCATCCGCCACTGAATGATAAAACAGTCCGAGCGATAATGCAGGAAAATGACATTAAAAACAGACACTTTAACTTAGGAGTAACAGCATGAGTAATGTATTCAGTTTTACAGGCACAGTCGGTCGGGATGCCGAAGTCAGAACTATCCCTAGTGGCCAGACAGTATTGAATGTCACTGTAGCCAATAATATAGGCTTCGGTGATAAACAGACGACACTGTGGATTCGAGTGGCACTGTGGGGTAAACGCGCCGAAGGTAAGCTACAGGATTATCTGAAAAAAGGGCAGCAGGTATTTGTCTCTGGCGAATTATCTCAGAGAGAATACCAGGCAAGCGATGGCACGACTAAGACCAGTTTAGAGCTGAATGCCAATATCGTTGATTTAATCGGCAAGAAGTCAGAAGGTGGCGGAGTGTCAGCAGCAAGCGCACCGGCTACAGAAGCAAAGTCTGAGCCTTTTGATGATGACATCCCGTTTTAGGAGAGGTCTAAGCAGTATCAAGCAGTGCGTTAATAGCATCTCTATATTTCTGTCGCCTATGCTCTGGAAGTCTCTTTAAACGCATAAGTATACGCCTGTCTTCAAAATCTATTGTGTCAGTGTTGATAATTCCGTGCGTTAAGAACTCAGCACTGACCTTTACGACCCTGGCTAATTCTTTTATATATTTTTCGGCTGGATTTGCTACGTTGCCACACTCTATTTTAGCAATATAGTTTCGATTGACTCCGGATAGCTCTTCGAGTTTATCTTGAGAGTACCCCCGTGCTTTGCGAGCTGTTTTTAGACGTGTCGCTAACGTCTCTGTCGTATTTATCATATTCTTGTCTGCAAAACTAAGAGATTATATTTAATCACAAATTAAGAATAATTGTTATTTTTAGCAACCAGTATGTGCTTTAGTGTTAGATAGATATTCGTTTAAATGTTACTATTAGCAATGGAATTATTTTAAATGTTACTCAATACAAGATTTCTAATTACTCCGGTTCCTAAACCACGCCAAACCAGGGCTGATAAGTGGAATAAGCGACCTTGTGTCATGCGGTATCGTGCTTTCGCTGATGATGTGAGACTGTGTGGAATTGAGATTCCAGAAAGCGGATCGCATGTCACGTTTCACATGCCAATGCCACGCACATGGAGCAAGAAAAAGAAGGCGCTAATGGACGGGACGCCGCATCAACAAACGCCTGACTGGGACAATCTGGCCAAGAGTTTATGTGATGCAGCACACAGTAACGACAGCTTTATCTACGACTTCAGAGCGACTAAAGTATGGAGCTACGTAGGGGCTATAGAGATAAAGACAGACGATGACTGCAATAAGCTTTGATAATTTAACGGGTGATGACAGTAGAATCGAATGGCTTGAGAAAGAATTGGCGCTACATCAAGCGCAGGTTGACTACTATGCGCTACTACTAGAGAAAGAGAAGAAATTACAAAATGAGTGAAATCAAAAGTGTATTAGCTGAGCGTGGGTCGAGGTATGGCGAATTTAAAGATAATGCCCGTGTATCGCAGAATATAAAAGTTGCGATGCAGGATAGTAGGTGGCATGACTTATCAAGCGATAAAAAGGAGGCATTAGAAATGATAGCGCATAAGATGTCGAGAATAATCAACGGCGATCCTGAATATATCGAAAACTTTAGGGATATAGCGGGGTATGCAACGCTAGTAATGAATTCTATGATGACTACAAACGGCTGCACTGACAGCAAGGTAATTGAAATGGTGGTTAAAAATGGCGTTCTCTCGGAAGTGGATTAACAAGTCTGGAACTGGAATATATTATGCGTGGAGAAATATGCGTAGAAGGTGTTTTGACGAAAAAGACGATTCTTGGGATAGGTATGGCGGTCGTGGAATATCTGTCTGCAAGGACTGGGCTGATGATTACGATGCGTTCCATAGCTGGGCTATTGAGAACGGATATGCTGTAGGGCTTACTATTGATAGGGTCAATGGTGATGGGAATTATTCTCCCCGCAATTGTAGATGGGTAACAATGGAGATTCAGCAAAATAATAAAGCTAATAACGTACTCATAGAGCATAACGGTATAAATCTAACCATTGCGCAGTGGGCAAATAAGTTAGGGGTCAGCGTAAATACATCTCACAAACGATGGAGTAAGTATGGCGCTAGAGAATTTGATGATATATTTTACAAGGGGAATCTTCATGCGAAGCGAACAAGTGAAAGGAAGAATTTATGCTTAGTCTGTTCAAGGGTGGATTCAGTAAAATGGCGAAAGCAAGGAAAGCTCTGTAATACATGCTATCACAGAGCATTAAGGTGGTCTAAAAAGACGAGCTATGATATAGAACCATTCCCTGAATGGACGGATATTATTGGCTATGCAAAGTTGATAGAAGAGACTTTAAACGATGAGTGATGGCGGGAAGGGCGATGCTTCTCGAATCACTGATAAAAAGCGGTTCAATAGCAATTTTGATAAAGTTACTTTTGATACTCAAGAGCCTGAGCTGATTAAAGATAGATTAGGTCGTAAGACATATCGTTTTACTCCAAAGGATGAAAGAGATGATTAGCTGGCCAGAATTCACGTTACCGCCGATCAATCTATGGTCCGCACCGTATCAAAAAACAGACGAGCGACAAGACACAGAAAATGATGGATATTTTATTGAAGTTAGCGTCCCTATCGCTGTTCGCAGTGTGGGCTACGATTATTTACAGATTAGATAAATACCTGGGAGCGATGAATGATAAGCGAAAAACTAAAGCAACATGTAAAAGAGAGCGAGGGACTGAGATTGAAGCCATATCTCTGTCCAGCAGGGAAGTTGACGATCGGCTACGGTCATAATATCGAAGATAACGGCATCCCTAAGAAGATTGCTATTGCTCTTTTGGATATTGACTTGGGTGTCGCTCAAGATGAGCTGTTCTCTGCGTTTCCTGCGTACAAAACTCTCACGCAAAACCGGATAGACGCGCTGATCGATATGTCATTCAACTTGGGCATAGCAAGATTAAAGAAATTTAAGCGGATGCACAAGGCCATCGCCGATCATGATTATGAAATCGCAGCAAGAGAGCTGATGGATAGTCATTATGCTAGTCAGGTGGGCAAAAGAGCTAAAAAGAACCGAGACTTGATAATCAATGGCTAACGAGGACGCACATTCAGCAATCGTGGCGTACTACGACCACGAAAGAGAAAAGACAGGGAATGGTTATCCGACAGTCTCATCGGGCGGTGAAAGGGTAGGGGCATCATTACCCTGCTCAAGAGTCCCAGCGGGAGTAACGATGACGGACGTGGCCTTTTTAAAGTTAATGCGAGCCGTGTCTTCTGCGATAGATAGCATGAGAATGAGGGAGTATAAGGCGTACACGTACATCGAGCTGAGATATGAGCGAGAGATGTCATTAGATAAAATCGCTGATCTAATGGGCGTGAGCGAGCGACAGTGCAGGCGATACAATGAGATCGCAGAGGAAACCGTCTTAAAGTATATGTGATCCATTTAACGACTTCCTGGGAGCAGGGAAACGATCATTACATCGATGCTTTAATTACCTTGTATTTCTTTCCCCCCATAGTCCATGCCTTTAGTAATTCGTTGATAACATACAATGACGAGCCAGCTTCTGGTGAATATTCCTTTAGCTGAGTGTAAAACTCATTAGTTAGAGAGTCATGGAATGCCATTAAAAATACGCCATGTTTATCTTCAAACTCGACCGCCTTGGCTTCTATAAACTGCTCAGGCGTTGCTATACTAATGCCCTTTAAATATTCAGTCGAGAAAGCTAAAGCCGCTTTTCTTGCGCGGTGTTCCGCTACATAAGCCGCCTGTTTTGCGCGACATCTCCTGCTTCGTTCTGTTCCTGATAGAGCCATCTGATTCTCCTTGGTTGTGGAGCTTCCCTGCCCTGTGGTTGATTGGTAGTACGGCTCTCAGTATAACATCACCATGTAAGTATCGTAACTCTTATCTAAAAAATATTACTATTAGTAACAAAAAAGATGGAATGTCCGCTTTTTAACTGATATAGTGTAATTAACAGTATTGTCAAAGCTAAGCTTATTAAGGTCTTGGCTTTTTTTTTGCCTGACGAAATGTGATATGTGGACTTTAATAGCAAGCGCAGTGAGCGGATTAGTGGGTGCCGTCATGACACCCGTCAATGAATGGCAAAAGCGAAAGACGATCAAGGCGAAACAAAATTTCGAGATAGATAAGCTTGAGCATGAAGCTAATGTTGCCAGGGCTAATGCTTCGATTGAACTGGCAAAAACAGGTCAAGCACAAGACTATGACCTGGATAAGCAATCACAGAAAAACATGCAAAATAGCTGGAAAGATGAATTCATTCTAATTGTTTTCATATTACCAGTCATCCTGGCCTTTGTACCAGGCTATCAGCAGACAATCAAAGATGGTTTTATAGCAATAGAATCAATGCCGGAGTGGTATATCGCTATCGTAATCGGAATGGTCGTAGTGATCTATGGTCTACGAGGACTCCTAAAATCATATATAGAGCGTACGTCAATAAATGGAAGCAAATAAAATGACACTGACCGAACCGACCTTGGTCGCTATCGCACTGACTGTATTGGGTGCAATAACAGCACTCAGCGCAAGAATAATTAACGAGCATAAGAAGTCGACTGATGAAAAGATCAAAGATTTATCCTTAAAGCTTGATGATATGGACAAAGAACTACAGCACACGCGCGAGAACTACGTGACTAAACATGACTTCGGCGAAGCGATGAGCCGATTAATCAAGCAATTAGACAGAATAGAATCGAAGATGGAAGGTAAGCAATCGATTACTGCGTGTAATGCTAATCATACTAGTTAGTAAAGAATGTCGTTAACTGTAAAGCAAGAGTCATTTGTAAATAAATACATAGAGTGCGGCAATGCTTCTGAAGCTTATCGTCATGCGTATGATTATGAAAAAATGAAGAGTACAACCGTTAATCGCAAAGCTAAAGAGCTAATGGAAAACGGCAAGATAACGGCAAGGCTAGATGAACTAAGGGCTATTAGCGCAGAAAGGAATGCTGTGACAGTGGATTCACTCACTAAAGAGCTTGAAGAAGCAAGGGTTATGGCGACAGATCAAGAGGCGGCACAAGCAATGATTGCAGCAACAATGGGCAAGGCTAAGTTGCACGGAATCGGACTTGAGCGCAAAGAAATTACAGGCAAGGATGGCGAAAGCCTAATGCCGACTGGACTGACAGTGACTTTTGTCGGTGTAGATGAGTAGAGTTTTATCAGCTAACTAAAAGGATTAAGAAGGATGGACGAGCAATTTTCACCAATGCAACAGGAATCACCCGCAGAAGAAGCGCAAGAGCATAGTAATAGCATCACTATTACCAAAACTGCTGAGGGCTTTATTGTCAGCGGTATGGGAGCGGACCCGGTTCAACTGACAAGTATCGATGAGGTTTTAGATAACATTAAGACTAAGTTCGCACCCGAGACTGATAGTCCAGAAAGCTTGAATAAGTTATTTAATCAGTCGGCTGATGCCGGCATAGAACAGGGAAAATCCTATTGATAAATGGTATTGATATTACTGAGCAAGCTGGGGTTCTAGCAGATGGGCAGGCAGCCTACTTCTTTAGTGCTGGCAGTGAGACAGGAGTTTATGCGTTCAAAGATCAGGTCGATTCAGGCGAGATCAAGCGCGAAGATATTTACGCTGACTTAGCGAAGATGGTTATTATCAACAGGGACGTTGAGCTTGTACAAAGAGATAGTACCGAACCTTGAGATAGCAGCAAAATTTCAATTTCTATTTAAACCGAAACGCATCAAGGTAATGTATGGCGGTCGTGGTGGTGCAAAAACCATTTCGATTGTTCGTGCCATTCTTACGATGTCAAGCAATCGCGCTATGCGTATTCTGTGCTTGCGTGAGTTTATGAACTCGATTGAGGACTCAGTTCACTCGGCGTTTAGCGGTGAGATTGATAAGCTGGGCTTAGCGTCACTTTATAATGTCAAAGCAAACTCTATCGACTGTACCATTAACGACAGTATCATCCGTTACGGTCAGCTATCACGCAATATTGCTTCATTAAAGTCTAAGTATGATTTTGACATAGCCTGGGTGGAAGAAGCGGAGACAGTGACTTCTAAGAGTTTAGAGACGCTGATACCTACTTTTCGTAAGCCTGGCAGTGAAATCTGGATGAGCTTTAACCCCGATGATGAAAACGGGGCGGTCTATGATGATTACGTTAAGCCTTATCTGAATGAGATACAACAGGACGGTTTCTACGAAGATGAGGATGTGTATGTCGTCAAAGTAGGGCTAGAGGATAATCCCTTTGCACCGCAGGAGTTAATTGATTCTTCGGCGAAGATGAAGAAGGATAACTTTAAGCGATGGCTACATATCTATGGGGGTGAGTGTTTCGCGGACTATGACGATTCAATCATTCAGCCAGAATGGGTTGAAGCTGCGATTGATGCACATGTAAAGATACCATTTCAAGCAGTTGGCGTTAAGTGTTTAGGTTTCGATCCAGCAGACAGCGGTAAAGATGCCAAAGCACTGTGTATTCGGCATGGCTCAGTCATTACTCATGCAGAGGAGTGGACACACGGAGAGCTACCGGATGCAATTAATATCGCATTTGATACGGCACATGAGAAGCGCTGCGACACAATTGTTTATGATGCAGATGGCTTAGGTGCTGGCGTGAAAGTGGGGCTAGAGCAAAGACTCGAAGGCAAGAATATATCAGTAGAGCCGTACCGTGGTGGATCAAGCGTTGATTATCCGCACACTAAATATATGGATGCGACCTATAAGAACGTCTTTAAGAACAAGAGGGCGCAGTATTGGTGGCTACTGAGAGACAGATTTGAAGCAACGTATAATGCTGTTGAGAACGGAATTTATACGGACCCAGATAAAATGATTAGTTTAAGCTCCGATTTGAAAGGGCTTTCACAATTAAAGACTGAATTAATAAAATTACAGAGAAAACGTACAAACAATAGTATTATCCAGATAGAAAGTAAGCAGGACATGAAGTCCCGTGGGTTTCAATCTCCCAATATTTCCGATGCACTCGTTTATTGCTTCGCAAATAAACCAGCTTTTGATAATTATCGTCCGCCTATCGAGACGTTTAGTTATGATGAAGGTGCAGGATATTAAAGGCAAGGAGCCGATAGCTAATGGATTTAGCACAAAAAGATACTGAAAAAGAGGATGCGACCGAGTTTGAAAGAACAGCGCGAATTAATGCGTTAGGCGTATCTCTAGCTAAGAAGCGTGATAAAGCAGTGAACCATCGCAAGTCTACCGGTATAGAAGCCATCTGGACTGAGGATGAAGAGTTCTATCAAGGAATTGATGACGCTAATCGCGAAGATTTAAAGATCACTGATGAGCAATTCACTACTCGTCGACGCAAGAAATCAAAGGGTAGTAATATCTTTCTGAATATCACGCGCACTTATACGGATATTGCAGCAGCGAGTATGTCTGACATGCTTCTGCCGAGTTCAGAATCCCCGTTTGAAATCCAAGAAACGCCCATTCCCAGCATAATCGCTGATTCTAAGAAGTCGGAAGAAACTGTCCTGGTGAACGGGCAAGAAACTCCGGTCAAAGATATTGCCCTGGCAATGATTGAAGAAGCCAGGGAATCAGCAGCTAAAGCGAATACTCAAATCGAAGATTGGCTGCTCGAAGCCGACTGGAATGGCGAAGTAAGAAAAGTCATTCGTGATGCCGCTAAGATCGGTTGTGGCGTACTGAAAGGCCCACTCCCTGTTAAGCGTAAGTCTAAGAAGATTACACGTGACGAAGAGTCGGGTGAAGTTAATATCGAAGTGCTACAGGAAACTAAGCCCGAATCTAAACGCATTGACCCTAGAAACCTATACCCTGACCCTGATTGTGGTGAGTCTCTTCATGACGGCTCGTATGTCTGGGAAAAGGATTATGTGACAGCAAAGAAGCTTAGAGAATTAAAAGGCACAAAGAATATTGATGATGAGGCTTTATATATTGAAGGTCAGATTGATCTTATCTTGGCAGAAGGACCACAGAAGAAATACGCCGATGATTCTAATACGTTCACACAAGATGATGAGCGCTTTGAGATTTGGTATTTTACTGGCGAAGCAGACAGTGACGATATAAAAGCAGCAGGCTGTCATTGTGATGAAGGCGGGGCTATATCCGTGACGATCACAATGGTTAATGAGCGAGTGATTAAAGCAGGACTTAATCCGTTAGATAGCGGTGAGTTCCCTTACGATGTCATGACCTGGCAGCAAATGGCAGATACCTGGACGGGTATCGGTGTAGTGAGACAGATTAGAGCCGCACAAAGAATTATTAACGCTGGCACACGCAATCTGATGGATAACGCAGGAAAGGGCGGAAGTCCGATAACAGTGCTATCTAATGACATTGAAATGGAGGGCGGAGGTCAGATTAATCTAAATCGTGGCGCAGTGATGCGTTTACGTCCCGATTCTGTACTTAATGCACAGCAAGCGGTATCCAGTGTGATTATCCCGATTATTAGTAATGAGCTGATGGCGATCATCCAATTCGCACTGAAGATGGCTGAAGATGTCACCGGATTACCTATGTTGCTGCAAGGGCAAGCAGGAGCTGCACCCGATACAGTGGGTGGGATGACGATGATGCAGAACAATGCGTCAACGATTCGTCGTAACATCGCACGTACTTTTGATGACAGTGTGACTAGACCGCATATCCAAAGATATTACGAATGGCTATTAATCTATTCAGATGATGAAGAAGCAAAAGGCGACTTTCAAATTGTGGCTCGTGGCTCTACCGCTTTATTTGAGCGTGACGCACAGAACCTAGCGATTCAGCAGATGGGTGCAATGGTTCAGAACCCAGCGTTCGGAATTAACCCGCAGAAATGGATTAAAGAAATGTTCGCTTCACAGAAGTTGGATGCTAAACGCTTTCAATACTCTGAAGAAGAGATGCAGGAAATGCAGGCAGCGGCACAAGAAAATCCACCACAAGACCCTAGAGTTGCCGGTAATATTGAAGTAGCTAAGGTTCGTCAGCAGACAGAAATGGAGAAAGCGAAACTTAATCAGTCGAGCGATATGTCTGAGTTACAGCTTAAACAGCAGATGTCACAGACTGAGCATCAATTCAAGATGCAGCAAGCAAATGAAGATAGACAGCTTGAGCTACAGCTTAAGTCGATGGATAGAGAAATTAAGATTATGGAGTTATCGCAAGCTCAAAACATGAGTATCGATAAGATCAAGGCAGAGTTAGCTCAGACCTCGCTCAGACTCAATACTCAGAAAGACTTGTCGTTAGCTAAGGATGGCGCACCTCAAGTCGCACGAACGAACATGGAGCCGGTAGGCAGAGCTGCTAACGGTCGGGCGTTTGAGCAATGAGAATAGAGCCGCACGAAAGAGAATCGCACTTATGGCAATCGATTAGAGGCCATTTGCAAGAAAGGCTTGAAGTCCTTAGATCAAGGAACGATAAGCCGCAAGATGAAATTGACACCGCTTTAATCAGAGGACAGATTAAAGAAATAAAGAATCTATTAGTATTAGATACAAATCAGGCGCATGAAGCCCCTGGACGTTAAATAGTCGGCTCACGCCCACTAATATGGAGCAGTAAAGATGGATCAAGTCGAAGTTGAAAGTGATGTAGTAAATGTTCAAGATGCGTTTGAAAGCGGATTTTCTGATGTGCGTGAAGAACCCGCAGAGGAATTTGAAGCTGATGAGGTTGAAGAGCAGAAAGAGGACGCAGGTTATTCGTCTGAACAGATACAAGAGTTTATTGCAAAAGCGGCAAGAGTGGACGATCTGGAAAAGCAGATGGAAAGCACAACGCAGAAGCTATACGGTAAATTTGGAGAAGTTCAGCGTGATATTCAAAGCTTACGAGCAAAGGATGAACCCGCCCCTGAACCGAAAAAGCTAGTAACAGCAGGCCACTTAAAACGAGTCTCTGAAGAATTAGGTGATGAATTAGCTGAAGCCTTGGCCAATGACTTAAATGAATTACAAATAGGTCGTAACCAGGAAGATAGCCAGCAAGCATCCGTAGTTCGTGAAGAAGAAATACTCGGATTAAAGCAGGAGTTTGAAGAAAAGCTTTTAACTAACAGCAATCCAGATTGGCGTGATGTCGTGGGATCTGATGGTTTTGGCAAATGGAAAGCATCGCTTAGGCCAGAGGTAACGCAGGAGTTAGACGCTAGTTGGGATGCTAATTATATCTCTAAGGCAATTAATGCGTTTAAATCACAAACTACTAAGAAATCAGACAAGAGAAAAGACAATCAAAGACGCTTAGAATCAGCAACCCAGGCACAAGGAGTGCAGGGTGATTCGGCTTCTGAAGATGATATTAATGCAGCGTATCTTGCGGGGATTAAAAACGTAAGAGGCTGAAACAGGTAAAGGATTTACCGATTTAAAATTACAGGATGTAAACAATGGCTATTCAAAAGTATAACACTCAAGCGCAACGTACCGCGGTACTTGCCGGTGAGATTATCGCTCATGCGATTCCAACTGAAGTATTGGGTAATTCCATGCGTCAGCTAAAAATGCCTAAGAACAAATCAAACACATTAGTGGTTCGTTCATGGGTTCCTTATGGTGGTACGGTCGGCGCACCTAATCAGTTCGTTATTGATGATGCAGCGCACTTAACGACTGAAGGCGTTACACCCGCAGCAGATACGATTGTTGCTCGCGATGTAACATTCAACATTAAGCAGTACATGTGTTTGTACGCCTTTACTGATGTTGAGTACGACTTATACGAAGATGACATTCCTGCGGCTATGAAAGAGCAGACGGGTGAGCGTATGGGCTTAGTTCGTGAGATGGTATTGTACGGTGCATTAAAAGCCTGTACTAACATCTTTTATGCAGGGGGTTCAGGTCGTGCGTCCGTAGTGGATCGTATTACAGTGACATTATTGCAAAAGATCGTTCGGGGTCTAAATGCAAGTCATGCGAAACCAGTTTCTGATGTATTGAGTTCATCTCCTGATACTAAGACCCAGGGGATTGAACGTGCATTCGTGGCTTATTGCCATACCGATTGCGAGTCAGATATTCGTGCATTAGCTAACTTTGTTTCTACTGTTGAATACGGTACACGCAAGTTGTTATGTGACCATGAGCTAGGAACTTGGCAGAACATTCGCTTTGTACTATCGCCTGACTTGCCACCTATTGTTGATGCGGGTGCGGCTATTGGGTCGACGGGTAACTTAAGTACAACGGGTAGTTTATCTGATGTGTACCCAATGATCTTTATGGCTAAAGATGCAGCGGCACAGATGACATTGCGCGGTATGGAAGTAATGACTCCCATCTTTGTACCTCCTACGTCTAACGCGGCCGATCCTGGTGGTCAACGTGGTTATGTAGGTTCGAAATTCTATTACACAGCAGGTATCTTAAACGATGGCTGGATGGCAGTAGCAGAAACAACAGTCGCTTCATTAGCATAATTAAGTGAGGGGTTGATAGCCCCTTATTTTTAAGAGGATTTAATCATGGCAGAGAATATAGTTTACACAGCGAGCATTACAAGTGCGACTCCCCCTAACCAATCAGTGGGTAATGTCGTTTATGATGCAACCACTATTGTTGCAGCAGATTCAAGTACGTTTGATGTTGGCTTTAAGCCACGTTACGTGAAGCTTGAGAACGTCACTGATCGCGTATCGATTGAATGGTACGAAGGAATGGCGGCTAACACTTGTGTTAAAACAGCAGCAGCCGGTACACGCACTTTAGAAACGACTAACGGTGGTATCACTGTTGGAGAGCGTGACTTTTCAGTGCTACAGAATGCAACATTAGGGGCGGTTAAAGCGTCTAAAGTCGTAGCATTTTTAGCAATCGGTTAATTTACAAAAGCCCCATTCAGGACGAGTGGGGCCTCTTTATAAGGATATAACATGGCTATTAAAAAGACAGATACAAACGATTTAGAGATCGGGCAAAACCAAACTAAGGATTTACCTGCCTCGGGCCACTTAAACAGGTCCGAATTAAAAGATCAAATTGAAACGATTGATACGCCGGTAGACAGCCACAGAACAAAGAATCTATTGTTTGCTGAAGAAATGGTCGAAGTGACGATTATTGATAATGGCAGCGCTGATGCAGAACAACTTATTAAAGTTGGCTGTAATGGGATTAATCAATTCTTAATCCGTGGGCTTCCTACGATGATTAGACGTAAGTATCTTGAGGTACTAGCAAGAGCAAAGCTCGGCAACGTCACGACCATCAAATACAAAGACATGCAAGGCAATGACTCAACTCGAATCAATGTCACGCATTCGTTAAGACATCCCTTTACTGTAACGAAAGACACAGCGAAAGGCACACAATGGTTGCGTTCGGTATTGGCTGAAGCGTAATGAATTACCTTCAATTAGCTACTAGACTTAGACAGGAAGCACAAATATCAGGCACAGGGCCGGTAACGGTTCTAAACCAGGTCGGACAGATGAAGTTAGTGGTTGATTGGGTGAATCAAGCGTATGAAGCAATCCAAAACCTCCATGATAACTGGGACTACCTGAGAACTGATTTTAGTTTCAATACTCTGGCAGGTGTGCAAGCGTATAGTGAAACAGCGATTAACTTAACGAATGTTGCAGAATATGATTTAGACAGTTTCAGAGCATACAAAGCGGCAGATGGTCAGCAAGATGAGCAGTATTTATTAAATATTAGCTATGACGAATTTAGAGATAACTTTTTATTTGCTAATCTCTCGGTTCAAACGGGCAGACCTAGTTACATAGCGCGTAAGCCTAATAATGACATTCTTCTCTATCCCATACCGGATGGCGACTATGTGATTGCGGGTGAGTATTATCAGACTCGCCATGTATTGGCTTCGGATGCGGATGAGCCGTTATTTAAAGCACGGTTTCACATGGCTATCGTTTACTTGGCACTCAGCTATCACGCAGTGTATGTGAATGCGCCTGAAGTCTACAGCTTTGCTGATCTCGAATTCAAGAAGATACTGTTTAAACTTGAACAAGATCAAACACCGCGAGCGATCCCTGCGGAGCCATTGGTATGATGAGGTTCCCCAGCATAAAGACGGACATTGATTATAATCAACTTAGGTCAGGATTGGATCAGTCGGCTAAAGCGCTGTCTATCTATCCTGGTGCTGCGATTGATGCGATTAACTATGAAGCCTTAACGCTGGATGGTTATGCGCGGGTAGATGGCTATGAGCGTTTTGATGGCCGCAGTAACCCCAGTGATGGATTTTACCATTACATAGACATCAATCTTACCGGCACTATCATTGTGGGTAATATAGTGACGGGTGCTATCAGCGGCTCAGCTAAAGTGATTTATGTTGGATCGGGGTATATTGCAGTCACGAAAACGACCGGCACATTTCAGAAGGACGATACACTAGAGGTACTCGGTGTATCGCAGGCGACGATTACTGTCACGCCGACTAAGAATGGCGCACCCACAGGGATATTGAACGCGACTATTTTGGAGTTAGTAGCGGATGAGTATAGGAGCGACATCCTAGCCGTGCCTGGGAGTGGTAATATCCTCGGTGCTGTTATGTATAAAGGCGTGGCTTATGCGTTTAGAGATAATACAGGCGCAACCGCGTGTGATCTTTACAAATCAACCGCGAGTGGGTGGGTTAAAATCTCACTGTATTACTCGCTAGACTTCACCGCAGGAACCGAATCCATCCCTGATGGCACAGCAATCACTCAGCTAACTAGCGGAGCAACCGCCACACTTAAGCGACAGGTATTACAAACAGGGACCTATGCAGGAAACGATGCAACAGGCCGGTTAATACTGGACAATATCACCGGTACATTTGATGCGACTAATGTTATTCAAGTCTCAGCGGTGACTAAATGCACCTCGGCTAGTGCAGCAACACAGATAAGCATTGCGCCTGGCGGTCGATATGAGTTCGCTCTATTCAACTTCTATGGCAGTACGGACACTTATAGACTCTATGGGTGTGATGGGGTTAATCCTGCTTTTGATTTCGATGGCGATGCGTATATCCCTATTGAAACAGGGATGACAGAAGATTCACCGCTACATATTCAGACACACAAGAAAACACTCTTTCTATCATTTAAAGCGTCATTGCAAAGCTCAGGGGTAGGAACGCCGCACGAATGGACGGTCATATCAGGCGCTAATGAAATAGGCTTAGGCGATGATATTACAGGGATGATAGAGCAGTCAGGTGATGTGCTTATCGTCTTTACGCGTAACGGCACGTGGCAGCTATCAGGCTCAACCGTTGCCGACTTTCAATTGAACTCGCTCGCACCAGACACAGGGGCGTTGCCATATACACAGAATAATTTAGGCGCTGCTTTCGCATTGGATGATCGAGGCGTTATACAGATAAGCACAACCCAAGATTTCGGTAACTTTGAGAGCAATACAGTCAGTCGAAAAGTACAGCCGACCATTGATTCCTATCGAAGCAAGATCATTGCAACCGCAGTTTATAAGTCTCGCAACCAGATAAGATACTACGCCGATGACGGCACAGGCTTTATCCAAACGGTTTCAGATACCGAGAACGGATTAGCGCATTATTACACCACCTTTAAATACCCGAATAATATAACTTGCGCTTACTCTGGCGAGGACTCAACCGGTAAGGAAGTCATCTTATTGGGCGGGGATAACGGTTATGTCTACCAGGCAGATAAAGGCAGCTCATTCGATGGGGAGCCTATCGAGGCAATTTTAAGGACGACCTTTAATCATTTTTCCGCTCCAGAAGTATTGAAGTCATACAGAAAGGCGATCATCGAAGTAGTCTCTGAGGGATACTCCTCGATAAGAGTACATCCTGATTTTGATTACGGTGACCCAGACATCAGCACTCATTTACTGGTGGATAAAGATGTTCAGGGGCTGGGTGGCCTATGGAATATTGATAGCTGGGAACAGTTTTACTATGACAGCAAAGTTATATCAGCCATCTCTATACCCGTCGCGGGAACGGGAACGACCATCAGTTTTACGTTTTACTCTAATTCAACTATTGACCTAGGGCATACGCTGCAAGGGATTATTACGCATTATACAAGAAGGAGATTGACCCGATGAACCAGCTTTTTACGGCCCCCACAGATTTAGCGCCTGCTACACTCGCTAAGTCGGCAGATATTAACGCGATAACCGCCGCAGTAGGGACGGCCTTTAATAAACTGCCTACCGAACTTGAATTAAAAACAGGGACGATAAACTATGCAGTAGATACCGGAACGGCTAACGCCTACCTGGTCGCTCTCCCTTATGCACCCGCGAGTTATACCGATGGACTTTCTGTTGTGTTTAAAGCACTCAACACTAACACCGGCGCAGCGACTATTAACGTCAATGGGCTGGGTGATAAATCAATACGCCTAACCCACGGACATGCCGTTTATGCAGGTGACATCACTGCTGGCGCTCCGGTTGTATTACGATACAGCTCTACCACAGGGTATTTCCATGTATCAGCGAACTCAGCAGCAGCAGCGGATAGAGCAGAGCAATCAGCGATAGAATCGGCGCAATCAGCGATAGACGCGACTACTAATGGAGCGATCCAAGTTGGGCTGGCAGCAGATCAGGTAGCATTGGCCACTACTCAAGCAGATAATGCAGCGGCTACCTATGATGAATTTGATGATCGATATTTAGGCCCTAAAGCAACGCCTCCTACTGTTGATAACGATGGCGCAGCTCTCTTAATAGGCGCGATGTACTGGGATACGGTGACTAGCTCTATGAGAGTCTGGGGAGGGAGTTCTTGGGTAGCTTCTTATCTACCTGCTGAGGGATATTTACAGGATTCTGATATTGGAGTTACGGTTGAAGCATACGATGCGACTATTCTTAAAGATGCCGATATTGGGGGTACTGTACTTGCACCTAACGGCGATGGTAGTCAATTAACTAATATGCCTCCTGGATGGTCGTATGCGACCACACTTAAATTTTCATAATCTGATTAATAAGGAATCACTATGCCAGATAATATAAAAGAAATATACAGGAATGATATAACTGTATCAGACGTAGCTAGTACAGGAGAAATCACTCTTCTGACTACTGACACAAATACCCAATATGTTATTAAGGATGTTCAAGTGGGCAGTCCATTGCCAGGTAGTACATCCCCAGCGCTTCAAAATAATAATTTCTTGGCCGCTTCCCTTCTTGCTAATTCTTCGGGTACAGAGATTGTAGATGTATCCTCTACAATTAGCGCAAGGTTATACCCCAGCACCCCTATATTAACCACCAATGACTTAATAGTTTTAGACGATGCAACTACTTTAGTTACACAGAAGTATAGTGACATCAACGGTGCTACATCAACGGCATCTACGGATGTAGCGACAGTATCGACTCCTATACTTCCTGTACTTACTGGTAGCAGCACGGCTTCAGAGATTGCAGTTGCCTCTGACGGCAGTTTTTTCTGGACGAAGCAAGATGGTAATTCCACCTGTACTGGATATAAGCGGCAAGGCAGTCCAAACGGCACACAAGCTACGATATTTAACAGAACATACGGGTGGGCTGTTTTCAATGGTATCGACACCTATTATTCTGCCAGTTACAGCCCCGGCTCCACCCTTTATAAATATAACATTAATACAGGAGCTACCACATCTGTCAATGCTGGAACAGCAATTGCTGCTTCAAGCTACCCATCCGCCTACTTTATGAACAATGGGATGATACTTATTAATAGAGGGACTTCATATGCATCTAACGTGATGATATTAAATCCTGTAACCAATGTATATACATTAGTCAATCTAAATACTGTTTCCCCTGGGGGGACAACCTATAAATGGTCTGCATATTATGACTCTGTAACTGATCGGTATACCATATATCGGCGATTAAACACAACTTTATACAAAGCGGTTTTGTCTGACGCTCTAACACTTGGAACTACATATTCTGGTCCGGTTACTTACTCTACACATGCTGTTTTATCTTTGGATTTCAACAGCTACGTTGACCAAGATTCTACTTTTTACAAGATGGGGCTTCACAATGTACAAGGTAAAACTCAGTTAAGAGTCTATGACACAGTTGAAGGTGGATCTACAATAGAGGATTTTATTCCATACGAAACCAAATCAGCCGCAATTATTCTAAGTAAATCCACGGCGGCTGCTTCGGATTTCTCTCAAACATCCCCCTTGCGCTTGTCGGGCGTGATAAGTAATTAACCAAGGACAAAATTATGGCATTAATATCAACAGCATCAAGCTCATCAGATTATATAACAACGGTAGTGGTCCAAACTACTGCCTACAGCATACCATCAGGGCATTATGGTCTATTGAAAGCTGGTATTTATGGAGCGAGCAACACAACTTCCGGCCATGCAGTTATAAACGCAGTAAACGTCACAGTCGGAGGCTCTGCACCCATACTTGTCTCTTCAGGGATTAGATTTCCAGCGGGAACTGTTTTTTATACCAATAACTCCAACACGACCCTATTTATAGAGGTATACGCAATATGATTAAATTATTTGAAAATGGAATCCTTACAGTAACCCGTGAAGATGGTGCTGTTTTGATACAAGACTTACATCCTGAACGATACAACGCATGGCGCTCGGAAGAAGAGGCGTTAGCATTTACGTTTAACGACCGTTACCCATTCCTAATGCCTGAAGTGGTAGTAGACCCTACAGCCCCTATAAGTGAAGTATCTGTTTAAGTTAGAAACCTATAAGCAGCAGCTCGTACTATGTATGAGTTAGCTGCTTTACAGGTAGCTACCGTATAAAGCAACACTAATATAGTAGGACTTATATTATGACCCTAGCCCTCAGAGGCTAATCTAAAAAGGAATTGTAATGAAAATATTAATCGTAACAATGCTATTACTCCTATCCATAGCAGCAGCGATTGCTGGCGCTAAGATAGACCACTACACCACTGGCTCAGGCTTCTTGAATGAAGTCTCAGAGTCTCAATACTTTTGGGAGTATAGGTGTGACAAAGTAGACAGCCTGACGGGGGTTTACTTTACACCCCTAGAAAGTGAAATAGATACTAATCGTACTCAGTTACTAAGCGATTGTGCATTGATGGTTCTGATAGAAGAATCATTAGATGCCAAGGGCGTACAAGGTCTAGTAGATATAACACTAGAGCTGACTGACCCCTCTCCTGCGGTTTATTTTAGGCAACTACCGCCAGTCTACTGCGATGGTTTTGCACCACCAATCATTGACTGTATAACTGCTAATTAATTGTAACAAACAAAGGACACACTTATGAAAGGTAAAATCACTTGGTTAGGCATTGCAATATCACTTATTTATGGCGTTGGCGGTTACTTCGCTGGATTACATGATATGGATGTCATGATGGGATTCGTAACAGGCTCAGTCGGGATGTTAGGGATTGGACGCAAAGTAGAGAAAGTCGGCAAGGCCAATGAAGAAGCACAGGCTAAGAATATTGAAGCCTTGGTTATTCGCACTCAGGTAACTGAATCTAAGTAGTTAAAGTTTATCAAAGAATAGCGTATGATGGCTAACAAATAGTTAGCAATCAAGGTTCGCTAAACCCAGCGCAGGATGGTGCTGGAACATAACAAGGAGTTTCAAAATGGCAGCGACAGACTATGCTGGGTGGGCGCAAAAAAAAGCGTCGAGGTCCCCGCAAAACAGAATGGGCATGTTAGCAAGTCAAGGTCGTAATGGGGACACCCGTATGGCGCACGTTTCAGAGGGTGAGATGGTGATCCCTCGCGAAGTGGTAGCGATGCGTCCCGATTTAGTTAATGGCGTTGCTTCAAGCATTCAAGGTATGGGTGGTAATCCTGGCCAATATCAAGTGGGTCGCGGCATGATTAACCCTCGCACAGGCATAGAAGAGTTTGCCAGTCCGGTTGCCTATTCAGATAGTCAAATTAAAGAGTTTGTTGCCGCGAATATCAACAATCCTGAAGTAATCGCAGCCGCTGCCAAAGAAAACGGAATCAGTGATGACCAACTAGCCGCAGCAACAGGCTATTCAAACGATGAGATTAATAATTATTTCAGTCCTGTCAGGAATCGCCCTCCAGAAACTGAAAGCCCTTCTGTAAAAGAGTTTTCTTTCCCGAAAAACATGGATCGTGGTCTATTGGCAGGTCTGGAGCATGGTTTTGACAACCCAGTTAATTATGATAGCCTGAAGAAGCCTCAGAAATACAACGGCACTCTATCAAACAGCCAAATTAAAGACTTTATTACCGAGAATATGAATGATCCTGGAGCCATCAGGAACGCCGTCATAGCAAACGGGGTGACTAGAGACCGTCTAAAAGAGGCAACCGGCTATTCAGATGAGCAGATTAAATCTTACTTAGACGATGCTCCGATGTATTCACATAGTCAAATTAGAGGCTTTGTGGAAGATAATAAGGATAATCCTGAAGCAATCTCTGCTTTTGCCTGGGACAGAAATATTTCTGATGACGTTCTAGCTCAGGCGACAGGCTATTCAAACGAGCAGGTTAAAGAGTATTTTAGTACGACAGCTAGACCTGGAGCGGCTGGACACTTAGGAGGTTCCGGTGGTTCTCAAGGTGGTCCAGCAGGTGGTTCAGCAGGTGGCTCTCAAGGTGGTTCTCAAGGTGGTTCAGCAGGTGGCTCTCAAGGGGCAGGAAATAATTTCAACAGACCGACCCGCGCTTCCGCTAGACCCAGACCTCAAAGAACAGCAAACGATTTCAACAGACCGCAAAGAACAGAAAGCGGACTCATTAAACCGACCCGTGCTTCCGCTAGACCTGCTCGAGGACCGGCTCCTCCAGAGCCATTACCACCTGTATATCAGGATCGACATGGTTATTCACCTACGCCTGCTCAGGGACCAGGACCCATTAAAGCTGACCCTAGACCTATGGGGTCAACGTTTACTGGATCGACTGGTTATTCACCTACACCGAGACAAGGACCCATTAAAGCTGACCCTAGACCTATGGGGTCAACGTTTACTGGATCGACTGGTTATTCACCTACGCCTGCTCGAGGACCGGCTCCTCCAGAGCCATTACCCCCTGTATATCAGGATCGACATGGTTATTCACCTACACCCGCTCAAGGACCAGCCAAAACGCTCGGTAATGATATGATTGGAGTCCCCATTGGAGTGGGTGAGCCTGGAAGAGCCACTCAAAAATCCACTGGGTATCCCACAAAAGCGAATGCCACTTTTTCACCTACTCCCGCTAAAGGGTCAGTATCCACTGGAATCCCTACAGGAGCTTTAAAGGGCGCTCCTACAGGGTATAATCCTGATTTCGATAGCCGTGCTAACGACAGAAGTTCTGCTATGCTTCAGACTAGAGATAAGGACTATAGCTCTGCTGTCGAGCGAGCGGCTGATGTTGATTTAGCACCGGTTAAAAACTGGGACGTGACAGGCAATCAGACTGTTCAAGGTCAGGTGCAAGGCTTGGTTGATGAAGGCAATCCGTTAATGGAGGCATCAAGACGGCAAGCATCTAATGCGGCTAACTCAAGAGGCATGCTGAATAGTACGATGGCATCAAGTGCTGGGCAAGCGGCGATGTTCGATACTGCGCTGGATATTGCAAGACCTGACGCTGAAATGTACGGCAAGGCAGCAAGCTATAATGCGGACATGAGCAATCAGTTTAGTATGGCGCAAGCGGAGCTGGACTCAACAAATAATCAATTTAATGCGGGGTCGCAGAACGCCTCAACCCTCCAGGGGTCTGAGCTTGATTTCTACTCTGATCGAGATTATATTGATAATCTATACAAAGATGAAACGCTGTTTAATGACCGGTATGAGTTTGAGACTGAAACCGATTACAAGAATCGGAAATTTGCTGAAGAGCAACATCAGTTTGATACTGGCAGCTATCAAAATGATAGGGACTTTGCTGAAGGTCAATTCCAGTTTGATACTAGCAGCAGCTTTAATGAAAGGGACTTTTCTGAGGATCAATACAGGTATGATACTGATAGTGATTATAGAGATAGGGGATTAGATGAGGAGGGGTATCAGTTTGATTCCACGTTAAATCAGGAGCAATCCCAGTTTGATACCACTCAAGCGTTTAACAGAGACGAGTTAAATGCAAAGATTGATGAATATAAGTTTAATGCGAATGTCAGTCTACAGCTAAAACAACTCACCAACGACCATGAGAATCTGCTAAATAAATCTCAAGCGGCGACAAGTTTTATGGAGAGTACCGCAGCTAGGATAAATGCCAATAACAATAATCCTGACTTCGATCAAAAAACTAAAGATTTCTATAATAACATGGAAATGGAGGGACTTAGCGCAGCATTGGGGGTATTTGACACCGTATGGAGTGGCCAGGAGTTTGCGGGCTTATTGCTTGATGAGCGTAATCCTGAGTACGAAAGGCTTAAGGGTGAGATAGACAGCAGCGACATGAGTGATGAAGATAAAGCTTCTGCACACGCTCAGGCTGACTATGATTATGACAATGATGTTGAGTTTATGGATAGCTATGCTGGTGATGAGATGCAAGGGTTGATTGCTAGTGATTCGGTTGCTGCCCCTGCCCAGGGTGATATTGACTCATATCGACAGCGAGTCATAGATGCAGGTGGTGATTTACAAAACTATGACCGCATTATTGCTTCGGGCCGTGAACCCGCAATGGCCTATGCCACTGCTGCTATGGACTGGAGCGAATACGGTATTAACCCTGACACAGGAAAGATGGAAAAAAACTAAGCCTCGATGACTACAATAAAGGAAGATAAAAATGGAATTTGACGACAAAGGCGGTTTAATTAATCGCAGATTGAGATCAGACCCGCGACCTGCTAAAGAAGGTCGATATACGGGTGGGTATAAGCTAGGATTGAGAAGCAGACAAGTAAGGGCGCCTAGCCCTTGGCAGAAGTTTGGACCACCACCACCGGCACCAGCAAAAAGCGGCAAGATTATCTGCACTCGACTGAATGCGCTGGGCTTGCTTGATGATGCTGTGTATAAGCTAGATAGCTTGTTCGGTGATTACTTGCTTATAAATGATCCGCTAGTTTTGATTGGTTATCATTCATGGGCAACCCCCATCGTTAACGCCATGCACGGTAAAAGTAAGCGCAGTCGATTATTGATTAAGTTTATGCGATTTATTACGCTACCTGTTGCTAATGAGATTGCCAACAGAGCGCTTGGTAAAAGAGGCGGTTTCTTTATTCGCCATAGTTTGGACGTTGGATTATCTGCGTGTCGGTTCGTAGGAAAAAGGATTGAGAATGGAAGGAATAAGTGTTCAAGCGCATCATTTCAGTGATGGATTATATTGTAAAGAAATACTCTTAAAGGATGATGCAGAGGTTATTTCTCATAAGCATAAGTACGATCACTTAAGCGTACTCGCAAAAGGAACGGCTGTTGTGACAGTGAATGATGAGCAGACGGTTTATTATTCGCCTGCGGTTATTAATATCAAAGCAGACCTAAATCATTCTGTTAGGGCGATTGGTGGGGATGCTGTCTGGATGTGCATTCATGCAACTGATGAAACAGATGAGACTAAGATCGATAAGGTGCTAGTCAATGATAAGCTTTAAGTATTTATTTAATACTGATGTATCGCAGATAGTTGAAGAGCTAAGCCAAGCTGAGGAATTATGGGATGAGCATACTTATAGAACTGAAGGCTATATCAGCCCTCATCGGCACACTAGCGATATTTTTGTGCGTTTTAATCCCGTTGATAACTATAAGGACGACTTTAGTTTATTTAATGTTCCCCATCTATCAGCGTGGTATGAAGGTGCTGAATTACTTCCGAGCGTTAAGAAATTAGCCTTAGAACTAATGGCTCAGTTAGGCGGTGAGATATTAGGCGGGGTTCTGATGACACGACTTCCCCCAGGTAAAAAAATTTACAATCATATCGATGGCGGCTTTCATGCGGGGTTCTATGATAAGTTTCTCGTTAATATAAAATGCAATCAGGACCAGGCTTTCGTATTCGATGAAGGCAATCTTATTAATGCGGTAGGCGATGTCTCTTGGTTTCGCAATGACGTTAATCACGCGGTAACAAACAATTCAGATGAAGAAAGGATTTCTTTAATTGTCTGCATTAAAACTGAAAAGGAATTTCAATAATGGATTATTTATCCCTGTCTATTTCACGGGCTTTAGCAAAAGAGCATCCAGTCGGCGACCCCTTTGGTGGTCCTGCTTATGGCGATAGAAACATGCCTTTCTTTATTGGCCCTGCGATTGGTGCGGCTGCAGCTACTGTCGGTGCGGTAGGTACGACGGTTGCAGCGGGTTCAGCGGCAGCAGCGGCAGGCGTTGCTGTAGGTGCGGTGACTGCAACAACGGCTGCAATATCTGTAGTGTCCGCCATTGCAACCGTCGTTACCGTGGTAGGCACTGTCTTAACGGTGGTAGGCGCTGTTACGGGTAATGAGAAGCTATTGAAAGTGGGCGGCTATATGGCCTTGGCTGGAGGGGTAGCAGGATTTGCGGCTTCAGGTGCGTCTGCGCTCACGACTGCCGGTGCTGAGGCTACAAAAAGCACCATAGCCACAGCTGGAAAGAAAGGTTTAGAGAAAGGTTTAGAAACTGGCTTAGAAAAAGGCTTAAAAACAGGAGCTAAGGCTGCCGTTGAAACAGGATTCGTCCCCCCTAACTCAGTCCCCGTACCGGCGGCAACTGGCACACAATCGTCATCGGGTTTATTGAATCAAGTTCCGATTAGTGGTGTTGAAACAGGATTCACCCCGTTCCCACCCACTGAAGCAGCCACTAAAGCAGCAACCTCTGCAATAAAACAAGGTGTTGAAAAGCCCGCCGGAAGTACATTGTTTGACACGCTGGGTAAGTGGGCGACTAAAGGGGCGACGGAGATTAAAGATAATAAAGAAATAGCCGTTGGACTTCTAGGCGTAACGGGAAATGTGATTGAAGGCGCGGCTAAGGGTGCGGCTGCACAAGAGAAGTTAGATTATGAACGACAAATCGAGCAAGACCGATTGAATAGATTGAACTCAGTATCAACTATTGGCGGCTTAACCGGTAGTCGCTCACTAAGACCTCAACCAAAATCAAGACTAAGCCTAGGAGGAATCCGATGAACCCCATATTAGAGAAAATACAGAAAGCCATCGAGGACAAAGTACCGCCTAAACTGAAAATGAGATACAACAAGACAGTGATTGCGGGTGAAAAAATGATGTTTGGCAAGACGCATGACAAGATGGCGCTTGTTAGCAATCCTGAAGCGCTTAAAGATATTCCTGAAACCGTGTCACGGGGCGTTGCGGGCTTAATGTTTGTGCTATTTAATGGATCAAACAAAACCCTGCCGCTTGAAGTGCTAATCTTTGCCGGTGTTAATCTCGCAATTAAAGCCTTAGATTTTGCCGAGAGAGGCAAGGGTGCTGTGGTTGATAAAGAGGTTATTGATGAAACATTTAAGAAGCTGACGGAACAGATATTCGATAAGCTAGGCATTACCAAAGAGCAGATGGCTGAAGCAATCGCTAAAGGTAAACAGGAAATAAATAGCAGCAAGGGGTCGAAATGAGCGCATTAACCGGAGCTTTTGAAGGACTAGGCAGAGGTATTTCTAAAGAGGCAGATCGCAAGCTAAATCAATGGGATGATGAGCGGGTATTGAAGGAGCAAGAAAAACTCATCATTGCCCGTGAGAAGCGTATTGATGCAGCCGCTAGGTTACGTCAAACGAATCAAAATACCTATACCGCTGGAGTTAATAAGATTACTAGGACGCAAAAACTTATTGATGATGCGACTGCTCAGGCAGACAGAATTAAACTCCAGGAAGTAAAAAACGAGGGGTTAATTGGCGCTCAAAAAGCTAAAAATAATGCTGCTGGTGGAGGCGAAGGACCTCTTGGCAAGCTTACATTAATACCAACAAAAGTATACGATCCTATAACAGGAAGAACAACGACAACAAATCAGATATACAGTCCTGTCTTAGGGAGAATAGTTGGTCAAGATGAGATAAATAGTGGCGTTTATCTAAGTGAGGAACAAAGACACGCAGCCGCAACTAAACTTAGTAAGGACAAGGACAAGGACAAGGACAAGGACAAGCATACTACAAACCCTCTGCTTGATGAGGTTGATAAGAGCCTTACTGAAGACACTCCGTCAGACACTTCGTCAGACACTTCGAATACAGGCTTGATTAATACAGGCAAAAAACTCACTGCCGCGCAGTTTCAGGAGCTTACACCGGCCGAACAGCATGCGTTGCTCACAGGTGGTTACAACAAATCAATTGAAAATCAAAATAAGGAGTTCACTGCTAAAATCAAGCAACTCATGCCTACGCAGGAAGGAGTGAAAAGCGGAAGGAACAGAACAAAAAGAAAGACTCCTCCAAATACCCCGATTACCACTAAACAGATAAGTGAGCTGCCAAAGGCTAAAATACCTTTAGGCAAGCCTGTACCGGCTGTTGAGGGTAGACCTCAAGTAGACTATAACTATGGAAAGCGTCACAATAGCGAAACTCTAAAAGGTAATGGGTGGTTTGGCCCTCTATTGAGGAAAAATAGGAAGGAAGGCGCTTCTACGGAAATATCTGCTGGGTTTGAGATTGAAGGCAAGGAAGTTGAAATCCCTTTATTAGTACCCACACTGACCCTTGAAGAGGTTACCTGGTTACTTAGTACCCCGATGAATGATCTAATGGGCAAGCTACCAAAGAATATTTCACTTAAAGCAGTCGAGCATGCAAAGAAGCGTCTCTCTGAGGGCAAAAGTCCTTTCTATGACAATTAAATACGAAAAGTAAATCACACAGGCTGAATGATTCAGCTTCTAGGTAAGTCAAAAAGGATTTTACATGGCATCGTTATCGAGCTATAGAGCGCAGTACCCTACATTATCTGATGAAGAATTAATTGGAATCTTCGGTCATTTCATTACTGAAGAAGCTGAAGAAGTTGAAGAGTTTGAGCCGCAAGACTCAAATAAAAACAAAAGCTATTCGGGAGACCTGGTTGACGCCGTTCAGTCTGGCGTTTATACCGGTGCTGCTGATATAGCGCGAGGCGTTACGCTCGGTAATGATAACTTTGCGTCTGATTGGCTGGGTGAACAGGCCGATGCTCAGTACGAAACGATGACGGATGAAAGTATCCAGGCGATTCAGAATACTGGGTTCAATGATGACCTATCATTAAAAGAAGGTAGCAGCTTTAGAGGCGGCGGGTTACTTATGGCGCAAGGGGTTGGCTCACTTGCTCCTTCATTCCTTCCTGGTATGGCATTGACTAGAGGTCTTGATAAGATAAGCAAAGGCGCTAAAGTCCTTGATCGTTCTGGAAAGATAGTTAATAAGTTATCTAAATCTCAAACCCTTAGAAACCAGGTGCTGGGTCAAGGTACTGCTGGTGGGGCAATGATTGGTGGTTCAACTGCCAAGCAAGCAAGAGATGAGGTAATGAAGGCTCCGGTAGAGATGCTGCTTCAAGACCCTGATTTTGTTGAACTATATAAGACGAATAGAAGAGAAGGGCTAGAGCAGGCCACTGCCTTTAATTTAGCTAAAGACACTTATGCAGAAGCACGGTCTGCTGAAGCATTCAATATGGGTGCAGGCATTGGGGCTGTATCAATGGGTGCTGCAAATCCATTGCTAGGTAAAATTGCATCTAGCGGCGCTAGCCGAGGGCTTAGAGCTTTAGAGGGTGGTATTACTGAGGGGGCGCAAGAGTTTGCTGAGGGCTTTGGTCAAGAAGTCGCAACAAATATAGTCGCACAGCGATACGATATAGATAGCGATATTTACGAAGGTGCAGTAGGGTCTGGCGCAACTGGAGCTGTGATAGGCTTTGGGCTAGGTGGAGCATTGGGGGCGGCTAAAAGCGAAAGCAATGAAGACGCAGCCGAAACAGTGACCAACGCCAGCACAGTCGATGAGGCAATCAATAACTTCAAAGATTCGCTAGACTGGGAAACACCTACCGCAGAATATAAGCCTGTTGCAGAGAGATTGATCGCTAACCGTCAAGTCGATGGTCAAGACTTACAATCCTTTATCGATTCCCGCACAGAAAACCCCAACGCTTATAATCCTGAAACACAAGCACCTGATAACGTATGGACTACGCCTGAGTTTAAGGATGTCATTGATGAAGGTCGAAAGACTGACATAGATGCAGCTTTCAATGAAATACGCAACTCACCGGATAAAGAAGCGCAAATCGATAAGAGCTTTGAAGATCGGCTGACTATTGAGCAGATAGAGCGCAATCAATTCGAGCAATCCCATAAAGACGGTACGGCACTAACCTCGAAAGAGCTTAAACGTCAACGCCAAAAGTTACGCAAATTCCTCATTAAAAACCGTCTTAACGCGGACAAGAAGCAAGCCTTCGTTGATAACCTGGGTTTTGAGATTAAACGATTCGCCGATATTAATGACGGTCAATCCGGCATTATCTCTAACGATCAGATGAAATCTGCGCTTGAGAAAGCCTTAAACCCCGAAGCCCCTGAAATAACCACTGATGTAGTGAGCAGCAACGCTATACCACAAAGTAATGCTTCACCCACTATGGATGGCGATAGAAGCGTCCCTGTGGAGCCAACTACTGCTAAGGATGCTGTAGTACCAACGCACGAAGATGAAACGGGCGAGCAGTACATTAGCCTAGGTAATGGCGAGTATCAAGATAGCAATGGAGAAGCGTGGTCATTTAATGATAATGAGCTAACACCTGTATCACCTCAAAGTGCAAATTTGCCCCTTGAAACTGTCGCGCAAACCGAAACATTAAACCCCGAAGAGACTATACAGAATGAGCAGACAGAAACGCAAAGCCAAGAAACGTCAGCTAAGACGCAACCAGGAGAGCAAATAGATGACGCAAGTACCCAGATTGAAGCCAACACCACCAGCACAGCCACCGTACCAACGGGAGAGCAAGAGACAACTAGCGTACCTACTCAGCAAGAAGAAGTAGGACAAGCTATTGCAAGAGTTCAGGCTCACATTGAAAAGTACGCAAATAAAACCGCACCAACAAGTGCTGACAGTGAGTTCAATAAAGATGTAAAGGCTGTAACTGATGCGCTTGATTCCAATACGGGAACACCTAATGACGGCTATTATTTCTCAACTAAAGTTAATAGCCAATACGATCAGCAAGAGGGAGTGCAGCGAGCCGTTGATAAATTACTGAGTGGAAAGTCACCAGAATTAAAGGCGACTGAAGCCACTCATATTGAAGATGGTGAAATAGAGCGAGTAACACCAGAAGTAGTTAATGAGTCATTATCGACAGCGGCAAATAATAGACCTGATAAATCTAAAGCAGAAATGAAAGACTGGCTTATTGATGCGATTGATAAAACGGTAATTAGATTAGAGTCCACGGCAGACCATCCGCCTATGTCTGAATATGAGAGGAAGAGCGGGTATACCATTAGTGGCGCTTTAAAAGATGCTGATATGAAGCAAAAGCACGAATGGGATGTTGACGCGGCTAAACTGACAGCATCGAAGGTTGGCTATAAAACTTTTGATGTTCCTGGTGATGGGACATTTAAAGTATTAAATACCAGGGAGCATCTTACTCGCTTCAAAAAGAAAGTATTGGCATCGAGTGGATTTAAAGAAACCAGAGCGAAAGCAAAGACAGCCAAGCCAAGCACTAAGCAAGCTGACGCAAAGCAATTAATCACTCAATACCTAAATGAAGCTGGCAAGAAAGGCGTTATATCTGACGGCAAGAAATTCCCGATCAAAAACAGTGTAAGGTTAGAAGCGTATGGAATGGCCGTTCAGATTGCTAATAATAGCGACTTATCCGATGCTGATATTAAAGCCTTATTTGAAGGTAAGCAGAGCGATATTGCAGGCAATAAAGAGTTACTGCGCTACGAGGATGGATACTCTACTGAAGAAACCAAGACAGAAGCTCCTGAGCAAGAGGTTAAATCTGAGCCTGTAGCTAAAGAATCACCCCAACAAAATCAAGATAAGTTAAAGGATTTCGGCGAAGTTTTAGATGGCGCTAAAAAGCACACCTATAGCTTTACCAAGGCATTAGATGAGGATATTGATGTAAAAGAAGTCCCTTTAAGCAAATCAATACCGCTACCTAATTATGAAAAAATGATTAGTGATGGCGTTGACCCTGTTCTTGTGGCGACAATAGCGCAATTACGCGCAGAGATTAAGCCAAGAAAACCTAAGCGTGGAGCTAGTCGATGGGTTGATAGTGTTAATTCCGCTAGAAATAAAATAAAGGGCTTAATGAAGGGCCTCTTACAGCCAGAAGACATATATAAGAGCGCGTTAGGTGATGGTTATTACCCTATTGCCCAACTAGCAGCGGACATACTGCCGTCTCAAATAAAAGACTTGGCAAAATTCACTCTGGATAAATCATTTTTCTCACTTTATGAGGGGGAGGAAAATGTCACTAAATGGGGTGTTGAGAAGTCAGGAGAGAGGAACGCAAACGCATCCTTCGGCTTTGGCAGTAATTCAACTTATTTTGATACCAAACAAGAAGCGCTTGATTACATAAAATCAAACGTATCAGACACTAATACTAAGACAGGCAAAGCACAGACTAAGTTTGATATGTGGAGTGAGCGCGGAAAGAAAGGCGTATTTCTTGGTAAGAAAGTAGCGTCACGAAAGTACATTGAATTGAAACGCTTTGATACTCAGAAAGAAGCTACTGCGTACAGAGACAGCCACTACGATGAGTTGATTGAGTTATTAGCTAAGAAAAAGAAAGTACGCGCAATCAGACGGATTGATAATAACCCAAGAGTGGGGACTGATTATCGTGACGGCAAAGATGTAACGCCTGAGCTATTTCAAGAAACCTTTGGATTTAGAGGGGTTCAGTTTGGAAATTACGTAGAAGGCCCTCGCAGACAGCAAGACTTAAATAATGCTTACGATGGGTTACTTGATTTAGCGGATGTTCTAGGCATTCCTCCTGAAGCACTATCTTTAAATGGAACCCTTGGGCTTGCGTTCGGTGCGCGTGGCAGTGGTGGTAAAAACCCAGCCGCAGCGCATTATGAGAGCGGTGGAATAAATATAAACCTAACCAAGTTAAATGGTAAGGGAAGTTTAGCGCATGAATTTTTTCACGGCCTAGATAATTACTTTGGCACAATGGATGAAGGTGATTCATTTTTATCCGAAGGGAAAAGAGATAAGCGAAAGGTTGTACAGAAGGACGGCATACCCACAATGGTTGAAACTGTCGATGCTGATTTTAAAGTGCGTAAAGAGGTTTACGATGCTTGGAAGGGACTGTATAAATCAATCAAGAATGAGACTAAGATAATTGAGCGCTCTGAGTCGCTTGATAAAGCACGGGGTAAAGATTACTGGTCAACCGTAAGGGAAATGACGGCCCGAAGTTTTGAACGATATGTAATAGATAAGCTTGCATCAAAAGGCTTTGAGAGTGATTACCTTGCAAATATCGTCAGTGAAGAAGCTCACGATGCAGAGAATAAAATATTAGGTGATAACCAGGCTTACCCATATCCATTAAATGATGAGATGGAAGCGGTTAATAACGCTTACGATAATCTATTCAAAACGCTAAAAACCAAAAAAACAGACAAAGGCACTGCGCTTTATTCTAAATCAAACAAGCCTCAAGCTAAATCAACCGTCGCCCAAATAAAAGCACTCTTACCGCGTAGAGTACAGAACATGGTTGATGCGGGTAAATTGAAGGTGGTGCAGAGTGTTGATAATATAAGC